GATCGACACGCTCCTGGACGAGCTCGGGATCGCGGATCCGGACGAGGACGGCGAGCCCGAAGAGACGCCAGGCCCGAGCGCGAGCTCTGTCCGCCTTCGCGCTGCCATCCGCTCGGCCGACCAGGCCGGCGATCGCGATCGCCTCGCTCGTCTTCGCGCGCAGTACCGCGCTCTCCCCGTCGCGCAGCGCCGCGAGCTCATCACCGCCGAGCAGCTCGACGAGCGCACCGGCCGCCGGGTCATCCTGCCGACGAACGCCCGCCGTACCCGCGCGGTCTCGCCGGCGCGGGAGGTGCCGGCCGCGGCTGACGCCCAGCCGACGATGTTCGGCCACTTCGCCGTCTTCAACGTGTGGAGCGAGATCGAGTCCATGTGGGAAGGCAACTTCATGGAGGCGATCGCGCCCGGCGCCTTCGCCAACACGATCCGTGACGATCGCGCGACGATGCGGGTGACGCTGAACCACGGCCGCGATCCTTTCCTCGGCAACAAGGTCCTCGGCCGCATCGACCAGCTCGCGGAGGACAAAGTGGGCGCGGCCTACGAGGTCGGCCTGTACCGCGGGATCCCGGAGCTCGTCATGGAGGGCCTGCGCGACGACGCGTACGGGGCCTCGTTCCGCTTCTACGTCGTCGCCGAGAACCTCGTCGAAAAGCCGAAGGCCTCGGACTACAACCCGCGTGCGATCCCGGAGCGGACGATCACCGAGGCGATGGTCGAAGAGTTCGGCCCGGTGACGTTCCCGCAGTACCCCGAGGCGAGCGCGCACCTGCGCTCGCGCATCCCCCAGCGCGCTACGCCAGCGGCGGGCACTGAGCGCCGCGAGATTTCACCCAGGAGGTCACGAGAGCAATGGATCCGCTCGCTCTGATCCGCCGCGTGCTCAAGCACATGCCTCCCGCGCCGCTCGTCATCGGGCTCTTCTTCGCCCTGGCCGCGCTGGCCCTGGCGATGGTGACCGGTGCCGATGCCATCGCGGCATTCGGGCCTGTCTTCCTCATCGGCACCGTCGCGTTCGAGTTCAAAGAGCTCGACACGCTGCGGTCGGTCGAGGAGCTCACGTCGTACCAGAAGGAACTCCGCGAGCGCCTCGTCGAGCTCGATGCCGACAAGGCCGGCCAGCCATTCAACGAGGCCGAGCGCGAAGAGTTCAGCAAGCTCAAGGACGGCGACGCCGAGATCACCAAGCGCGTCACCGAGCTCGAGGGCCGCGCCCGCATCGTGCGCGAGCTCGCCGAGCGACCGTCCGCAACGGAGCGCGAGCAGGACGAGCTGTTCCGCAACCCCGAAGCGCGCGGCTCGGTGAAGGAGCGCGACATTTACGACCTGTCGACGATTCGCGCGAACCTCGGCAATCCCGAGGGCATGCGCCAGGAGCTCCACACCCGCGCTCGCCGCTCGATCGAGATCTCCGACTTCCCTCTGACGCGGTCGAAGAAGGACGTCGCGACATACGGCGTGACGACCGAGGATGCCCGCGGGCACGTCGAGACGCTGCTCGAGCGTGACGATGAGTTCGGCTCGTTCGCGCGCTACCTTCTGGCGACAGGCGACCCGGCATATCGGCGCGCCTACGTGAAGGCGGTCAACGCCGCGATGCGGGGGCTGAGCTTCGTGCCATTCAGCCGCGAAGAGCAGGGCGCTCTCGAGCGCGGGATTGCCGCCGAGCGCGCGCTCGGTCTCGGCACCACGGGCATTCCGATCCCGTACCAGCTCGACCCGACGGTCATCCCGACGTCGAACTTCAGCGTGAACCCGTGGCGGGCCATCTGCTCCGTCGAGCAGATCGTCGTGAACGAGTGGCGCGGCGCCACCGCCGGTGCGGTCACGGCCGCGTACGCGGCAGAAGGCACCGAGGCCTCGGACAACACGCCGACCATGACGCAGCCCGTCGTGCCGGCGGTCCGCGCGCAGGTCTTCATCCCGTTCTCGATCGAATCGGGCCAGGACTGGGGCTCGCTCCAGACCGAGATGGCCCGGCTCATCGCGGACGCGAAGGACGACCTCGAGTCGAACAAGTTCTTCTCCGGCTCCGGCACGAACGAGCCCACCGGCCTCAACGCGATGAGCGCCGGCACGGACCAGGCAACCGCCGGTGCAGGCGCCTTCGTCATCGGCGACACGTACACCCTCGAAGGTGCGCTGCCGCCGCGCTTCCGGCCGCGGGCGTCGCTCGTCGGCAACCGCGCGCAGTACAGCCGGATCCGGCAGTTCGACACCGCCGGTGGCGCCGGCCTCGCGATGTACATCACCCAGTCCCTGAACAACCAGGTGCCGACGCCCGGTCGCACCGGGCTCTTCATCCTGGGCTACCCGAGCTACGAGTCGAGCCAGATGCTTTCGATCCTCACGACTGGCTCGCGGATCCTGCTCCTCGGCGACTTCTCGTACTACAAGATCGTCGACCGGATCGGCATGAGCCTCGAGCTCATCCCGCAGCTCTTCGGCGCCGCGAACCGCTTCCCGACCGGGCAGCGGGGCCTGTTCGGCTTCTGGCGGAACGGCGGCAAGGCACTGTCCGAGGCCGCGTTCAAGTTCCTCAAGACCTAGAGCCCTTTGAAATCGATGGGGGCGGGCGCGAGCCCGCCCCCATCCAGTCCGGGGAGGACCGACCCGACATGGCGAAAGCGAACGCCGCCGAGATCTACGTCGCGATCGAGAGCGGATCGGGCGAGCTGCCCGACGGCCGCACCGTCTACTTCAAGAAGGGCCAGACCCGGTTCGCGAAGGGCCACGCGGCTCTCGCGCAGTGGCCGGAGTTCTTCGCCCCCGTCGACGCGCACTACGGCATCGAGGACGCGACGGACGAGCCCGGGCGCAAGCGGGGCGAGCGCTAAGTGCCACGCCCGATCCCGAGCAACATCTGGACGATCAAGCGCGTCGCGGGCGCGAACCCCGCTGCCGGGGTCGAGGTCACCGACGTCGTCCCGGCCGGCAAGTACTGGGAGCTCCTGACCGTGCAGGTGCCGTGCGTCCAGGGGATCACCCAGACGCCGCTCCCGTTTCTGCAGATCACTGATCCGAGCGACAACGTCATCGCCGAGTTCCCGGGAACGAGCGCCGCGCAGGGTGCCTCGACGACGTGTGCCTACACGTGGGGCGTCGACGTGCCCGTCACCGGCCAGATCGGCGCAACGCCGAATATCCGCTCGAACGGGTCGCTCCCGGGTGGGCTGATCCTGCCGCCCGGCTACAAGATCAAGACGGTCACGCAGGGCATCGGCGCGAACACCGATTACGGCGTGCCGTCCTACTACGTCATCGAGTACGGATGAGCTGAGTGGCCGACTACTGCGCGAAGGCCGATATCCACAACCGGCTGCAGGACCTCTCGACCGATTACGACACGCTCCTCGATGAGCTCTGCAGCGAGGCGACGCAGCTCTTCAACGTCGAGACCGGCCGCCGCTTCGACTCGACGACCGCCACGAAGTACTTCTCCGGCAGAGCGACGCGGACGCTCTTCATCCCCGACCTCGCGTCGCTCACGACGGTCCGGCTGCGCACCACGGTGCAGGGCAGCTGGCGCGTCGTGGCCGTCTCGCCCGTCGAGGGCAACCGCCTCGGCGACGTCATCCTCGGCCCCGAGGACCGCGACCCAGCCGAGCCGGCCGGCTACCTCAAGCTCGTCGATGCGCCCGCCGGCGTGGACTTTACCTGGCCGCCCGGGAGCTCCACGGTGGAGATCGCCGGCAGCTGGGGCTACGCCGCCGTGCCGGTCGACGTGAAGGAAGCGTGCGTCGAGCTCGTCGTATCGATGCTCCGCGATCGCGGCGTCGCCACCGGCGGACAGATCGGCGTCGGCGATCTCGCCCAGGACGGGCGGGTGCGGACCTACCCCGACGTCACGTACCGCGCGATGCGCAACCGCAAGGCGCTCCTCGTGGCATGAGCATCTCCGTGGAGATCCCCGACCTCGAGAGATTTCGCGCGCAACTTCGCGGCCTGCCGCCCGAGCTCCGGCTCGAGGAGCGCAAAGCCGTGAGCGCGGCCGCCGCGATCGTGCGCGACGAGGTCCAGCGGCGGATCCACTCGCCCGGCGGCCACGCCGCGAAGGGCATCAAGATCAAGGTCAGCGGCACCGGCGTCGACGTCGCGGCGCGCATCACCGCGGGCACCCGCGCGGCGATCTTCTCGCTGCGCTCGCGCGGGCCGAACACGAAGCCGCCGCCGATGAAGGCCGCGCGCGCGATGGCGCGGCGGTACGGGATCCCGATGGAGAAGGCGCGCGGTCTCGCCGTGATGATCGGTCGCCGCGGCACGGTCGGTCACCCGATCATGCGCCAGGCGTTCGACGCCGTGCGGCGCGAGACCGAGGGCCTGTTCCGCGCCGCCCTCGAGACGATCGCGCGGAAGGCGGCGCGCGGATGACCGCGCTCAACGTGCAGCTCGCGCGCGACGAGATCGCGCACGTCCTCGGCGGCACTCAGGTCCGCCCGGGCGTCTACGCGGGCGCCGGCGCGCTCTCCGCAGGCGGCAAGACGATCAAGTTCGCGTACGGGCGGGTCATCGAGCCGGGCTCGCTCGGCGAAGACGGCGTCTGCGCGATCGTCCGGTTCGGCGGGACGCAGATTCTCGAGGGCGGCGGCGATCTGAGCGTCTACACGCATCGCCTGCCGTTCGAGCTCGTGCTCTCGGTCGCCCGCAGCATGCTCCACGAGGCCGACGCGATCCTCACGCCCTTCATCCCGGTGATCCGCACCGCGTTCGCCGGCAAGGTGAGGCTCAACGCCGTGGCGGATGCATGCGAGCTCGAGTCGATCTCCGAGATCAAGGACTCGATGTACCGCGACCGCCTCGCGATCGAGTTCGTTCTGCGCGTGACCCAGAAGGAGGCCGTCGCCTACGCCGCGTAACCCCCGCGAATGAGGAAGGAGACCCAGATGCCCAAGAGACCCAGCGATCCAGGCGAGACGACCGAGACCAGCCAGGGCCAGCCCGACGTGGCGTACCGCTACGTGGGCGCGGGTGCCTTCCTCAGCGGGATCCCAGCGCGTGACCTCACGTCTGCCGACGTCGCGACGCTCGACGTCGAGCTCATCGAGAGCTCCGGGCTCTACGAGAAGGTGGTCTAGAGATGGGCGAAGTTGTCCTCATCAAGCACCAGGCGGGCCTGGAGTCCACACGCGGCACGCAGGTGGCCGCGACGCGCAAGGTCTACGGCACTGGCATGTG